AGCGCGTTAGAGGGTGAGCCATCGCATCTACAGTTTCCCGCGACACACTGGCGCGAGATGCCGAGTGGCCCTGCGACGGCAAACACTACAGGAGACACGAATTGACCCACCACGCCAGCCAAAGGAAGATCGCACATGAGCAATCAGGCTGACGCCGTTGGCTTGCCGCCGCCACTTGCGAAGATCGAGGGCGACGAAATTGTGATCCGCGTTCCGCTCGCGGCGATACCTCACGCCGCGCAGCTTGCGCTTTCCGAGCACGGTTACTCAACGGATGACAATGCGTGGACGCGCATCCAGATCACCGACCCGCGCACGTTCGCAGCGGATATGTGTCGCGCGATGAACGACGAGAGCGAAGACGGCTCAACTCGCGTGCATCTGCTCTTAGACGCCGCTGTTTGCGTCGCCTACGAGCAAGGAAGCGAAGGTGCGGCGGAGCCGATGGCCTCCAGAAGGCAGGCGATTAAGTGAGCAAACCGCTGCACCAATCACAGCTTCCGCCGGCCGAGAACAAATTCCATCTCGGCAATGGCGACGATCAGAAGCACTATTGGCTGACGCCGCCCGCGCTCTATGCGGAGTTGAACGCTGAGTTCAACTTCGACTTCGATCCGTGCCCCTATCCGAAGCCCGACAATTTCGACGGGCTGACGTGCGAATGGGGCCAGCGCAACTACGTCAACCCGCCGTTCGGCTCGATCATTCACCAGGGCAAGAAGAAAGGCCCGACTGCGTGGATGCGCAAAGGCATCGCCGAACTGCACAAGGGCAAGCTGAGCGTGATCGTTTACCCCGTCGATAAGTGGGTTCTGATGATGACGCGCGAAATTCTCGGGGAGCACGCAGACATTCGCAATCTTGGTGATGTGCGCTGGTGCGCGACCGAAGATGGATCCCAAGGCAAAGGCACAGGACGACACATTGCTGCGTTCGTGCTTCGCCCGAAACAGGACAGTGGCACATGAGCCTCGATATCATCATCGTGGGCGCTCTCGTCGCGGCAGCACTCATCATCTTGTATGCGCTGCTCGCGGCGCGTGCGTGGCAACGCGACTACCAGCGCGCCATCGAGGTCGAGCGTGCTGTCAGGCATGAACTGGAGCGGACGAGATGAGTTGCCCGTATCATCACGAAAAACCGCTGAACGAGTATTGCGCTCACTGTGAAAGCGGAGAACAAGCGCGCTTCCAAGCGAAGCGTGTTGACTGGGTGGATCGTTGCCCGAGCTGCGGTGGTGGCGAAATCAACTTGAACGAAATCGGGGGATACAAATGGTGCGGAAACTGCGGCGCGCAGAGCGTGAACGTGAGCGGGATCTCGCAAGAGCCAGAGCCATCAAAGCCGACGTTGTAAAGCTGTATGGCCGTCACTCGATCGAGTACATCGTCGAGGTGACTGGCGAGAAGAAGCGGATTGTCCAAGCGGCAATCTATCTGGCCATCAAAGCGAAGGAGCTTAAGCTCTTTGCGCCAGCTCAAACATAGTTGCTGGGACGTCGATGACGTCTTGTCGATGTGCCGCTACGCAGAGCACATTGATCTGGATGAGTATGCGCAAGGGTATGTCGATGACACCCGCAAGCGCGTGATCAAATGGGGGTTGATGATGGCGTTCAGTGAGAAGCAGGAAAATTTCCTGATGACGATCGCAGACAAAGGACTGCGTGAGAGCCAACGCCGCAGCCGCTTCGCGAAGAGCGCCTGATGTCAGAGGATGTCCTGCACCAGCTTCCTTGTACACCAGATCGCGACACGATGGAGAGCTTCATCGGTCGCGTGTTCAACGCACTCGGCATGCGCGGGCTTATCGAGTTGAGCTGGACAAGTGTACGCGCTCCGCACCGGCTTGAGTTCGGTCGTCAGTACGACGTCAGCGATATCGATCGTCTCGTTGATGACGCGGTGCGTCTCAACTCAAACCCCAGCTGCAACATCTACATCAGCGCCGGTCTGCGCCGCAGCGACATCGACACCAGACACCGCGCCAAGGACGAGCACGTTCAATCGATCGTCGCGTTCTGGGCCGATTTCGACAAGCCCGGCTCGCTTGAAGCGGCGATGAAGAAGACGGCCAAGCTCGACATCAAGCCAAACATGGTGACGTACACCGGCAAGCATCCGCATCTGCGCGGTCAGATGTGGTGGACGCTCGACGAGCCGTGTGAAGATTTCAAGCTGCACGAAGAGCTGATGCGCAAGCTCGCGTCTGAGTTGGGCGCGGACAAAAGCGTGATCAACAGATCGCGCGTGATGCGCTTCATTGGCAGCGTTGCGTGGCCATTGAAGGCTGAGCGCACGCTTGAGATGACCGGCTATCACGAGTTCGGGCCGCGCGCTGCGTACTACACACTTGATGAGATGCAGACCAAGCTGCGCGGCGTCGAGACGGCAACGCAGCGCAACGCGCTCTACGATTTCAGCACCGCTGAGCCGAACATCGAGACGCAAGATCTGATCGCGCTCAGCATCGAGCCGCACAAGTTTCACGAGAATGCGCGCACAGCGTCAGCACGTTTGATCGCGCAGGGCATGAAGCCTGAAGATGTGTACGGCGTACTCGCTGGTGCTGTGCGCGCGGCTGGCGTGAATGTGCCTGAGCGCTTGGTTCAACTGAAGAACCTAGTAACGGGCGCAGCGGCCAAGTTCAAACCAGCTGACCAAGCCGCCGCGCCCGCACCAGCTCTGGATCCGAACGTCGAACGCGTCAGCCCGTTCATGTCGATCGCGCAGCTCCTGGCGCAGCCCGCGCCTGAGTACATCATCGAGAACTTCCTGATCGAGAAAGGCATGGCCGCGCTCTTCGGTGCGCCCGGCACATTCAAGACGTTCATCGCGCTGGATCTGGGCCTTAGCGTCGCGCACGGCCTGCCGTGGCACGGCTTCGCAACGCGCCAGAAGAAGGTGCTCTACATCTGCGCCGAGGGTCAGTACGGCTTCGGCGCTCGCGCACTGGTGTGGCAGCAAGAACGCGCGGCCGGGCGCGACACCGATCAGTTCGTGCTGTTGCCGGTGCCGGTGAACTTTCTCCAGCCCGAGGCGGTCGGCAAGCTGATTGAGGACATGCAGCTCTTCATCGGCGACGTTGGCCTCGTGATCATCGACACGCTGGCGCGCAATTTCGGCACCGGCGACGAGAACAAGACCCAGGACATGAACGCGTTCGTGAAGGGCGTCAGCCGCCTCGCCAGGGACGCTATGGTGCTGATCGTCCACCACACCGGCAAGGACGAAGGCAAGGATGAGCGCGGCTCCAGCGCCTTCCGCGCGGCGCTCGACGCGGCCTTCCGGCTGAAGCGCGAGCCGCTGTCCGATTATGTGACCTTCGTCACGAAGAAACAGAAGGAGGGCGAGGAGCACCACCCGCTCGATTTCGTCATGGCGCGCGCCGAGGCACCACACCCCACCACCGGCGAGCTGCTGGCGTCTAGGATCCCCACAGTCGGCTCTGCAGCCTCGTCCACGTCGATGCGCAAGCCGCACCTATCGAGGGCGCACCTCGCGATCCTGAGCTTCCTACGGACCAATGGAGCGTGCTCGGCGTCGATCCTCGGCCGCGAGCTTGGGAAGGACCGCAGCAACCTCTCACGCCAGCTGCGGCTGCTGGCCGACAACGAGCTGGTGCGGCAGACTGATACCGGAGATTGGGCCATAAAGCTCGATGAGGACGACGATTAAAAATTTGGCTTAATCCGTTTTGAAACAACGACTTACGTGGAGAAGTGACAACACGCCGATTTTCGAGGTCGAATTACCGTCATGTTGTAGGCTGTGTTGTAGGCTCATGTTGTAGGAGGAAGTTCAATGAAATCAGTATGATCCAAGAGAAGTGACCACAAAAAACAACAACTGACCACGCTCGGGCAATCATGTTGTAGGTTTTTCCCTCCCCCGTAGGGGGAGGAAACTACAACAGCCCCACCACAAACCAGAGGACTTACCGTCATGAGCAAGAAGCCAGCAAATAATACCGCCACCCGTCAGCCGGTCGCGAGCGGCCGTAGCCCCATCGTCCCGGCGCGAGCTGTGGCCATCGAGACTGACCACCCGCCCACGGCTGGCGATGACGAGCACCGCGCGCGGGCTGCTCAGGATGAGGCTCTGAGCAGTGGACAGACGGGCGGCGTGGGGGGTGTTCAGAGCGCTCCCCCCACATTAAGCGACACTGTCGCGCGGGCGCGGGCGCGCGATGCCGTCGAGATCCCGACCAACCCAAAGCTGGAGCAGGCGCGCGCTGATCTCGACGCGGCCGTCGCGGCTAAGGCGCTCTCCAACTGGGAGGTCGCGATGGTCGAGAGCCTGATCGACCTTCGCGATCTGCAGGACGTGATCGACGCGATGACGGCCAAGCAGGCGATCATCCGCGAGAACATCAAGCTCGCGCTCGCTGGCAGCGAGGCCAAGACCTTCAAGTTCAACCTCGGTGCCGCGACGCTCGCAAAGGGCGCTGAGACCGTCACCATCGTTGACGAGAAGAAGCTGCCGTTCGCATTCATGACCCAGGTGCCTGACAAGGCGAAGATCGGCCGCGCATTGAAGGTGCCGCAAGAGGTCGCTGGTGCGAAACTCACCGAAGGCGCGCCGTCGCTGCGCATCAACTGGGAAGATTGATCATCGCGATTGTTCTGGATGTCAGCGCTCGGCGCTGATATCCAGAGTGCGTTAAAGGAGAAGACCTATGATGCAATTCACAGACGTAATGATCGACATCGAAACGCTGGGTAGTAATCCGCGTGCGCCGATCATCCAGATTGGAGCGTGCGGTTTCAACCTGAATAGCGGCGAGGTCGGCGCGCCATTCTCGGTTCTGGTGAAGCCAGATTTCAGTTACACGCGCCCCGACGAAGCGACGCTGGCTTTCTGGCTTAAGCAGGATGACGCAGCTCGCTTGCACGTCGCTAAGTGCGTTGAAGAAGGCTTGCGTGCTGAAGAAGCTATTGGTCGCATGGGCATCTACTACAGCGACATCGGTGTCCCATCGAACGTGTGGGCGATGCCGCCATCATTCGACATCGTTATTCTTGAGCACACCGCGTCTCATTTCGGGCTGCGCATGCCGTGGCGATACGATGCAACGCGAGATCTCCGCACGCTTGAGCGGCTGTGTGGCGCATCAAGGGACGACCGCATGCAGGCAACTGTGAAGCATGACGCTGGCGCGGACGCTGCGGCGCAAGCTAGCACTACGATCAAGTATTTTCGTCGCTTGATGGGAAAGCTCTGATGGCCGTGAGTGCTGACCAAGCGTTCATTGTTCGCGCTATCGAGCAAGAGGTGCGAACGCGCATCAACGCAATCATCGCTGAGGAGATCAGCGCAGCGAAGGAGCGTGTCGCCACGCGCGTGCAGCAGAGCGTTGACGAGATTGCGCTCAACATCCTGCGCAACTATCGCGTATTCGAAGATCGTCACGAGCTGCATATCGTCGTGAGCAAGGAGCTGACCAAGTCATGATCCCATTCAACAAACCGCCGCTAAAGGTCGATGGCGGCGTCTACATTGCGCGCGATGAGCGGCGCATCCCGCGCGTCGTGGTGCTTGTCAGCTTGAAAGCTGAGACCGAGCATCACGGCTTGGTCGCGGCGTATCACGACATCGGCCGGGCCGAGCAGCTCATCTGCTGTACACCAGCCGAGTTCAAACGCTGGTATCGCAAGCGTCGTCAATTTCTGTGGTGGAAGGAGCGCATCTGATGAGTAAGTCACCAATCGAGCCGGGTGCGACACCACCGGCACCGCGTCCTCGTCGTCAGCGCACATCGCCTGACGACATCGACCTCACCGCAGTGATGAAGGCGCGCAAGGAGCAGGATCGTGTCTTGCGCGCTCGCCTGAAACATATCGATGGCGAGATCAGCATTCTGATGAACGAGCACGACAAGATCTGCGACGTGCTCGGCATCGAGCGTGCAGGCAGCGAGCCACCGGCCGCACCGGAGCGTGATGAGCCTGAACAGCAACAGCATGAGTACACATGCGCTGACTGCGGATCCCACGCTGGGCCTGACCACAAGGGCGATTGCAAGTCGTGCGGTGCCGGTCCATTCGAGCAAGCGAAATAGGTGGCTAAGCGTTCGCGAGCGGCACCGCGCAAGAAGAAAGCGCCGCCAATCCAACTGCCGTCGATGGTCATGTGTCCCGCAGCTGGCACATGGTGTCGAACGCAGAGCTGTATCATCAAGCGGGAGAAGACTAAGCACTACACTTGTCATCGCAAAACATAGGAGGGCGGTGATGCAATGATCTACATCGGCATTGACCCTGGCCTCGACGGCGCGATTGCGATCTTCGATCCAGACCACAACGACAAACTGACGATGCACGACATGCCAACGCTGGCGATCACGCGCGGTAAGTCGAAGAAGCGCGAGATCGATGCGCACGCGCTACGCACGATCTTCGCTCACGCTGGCGAGCCGGGACATCGACGCGTGATCATCGAGCAGTCAGGGCCTATGAGCCGCGACGGCGTGATGCAGGCGTGGAAGACAGGATCCGGCTGGGGGATCGTCTATGGCGTTGTCGTTGGCGTTGGCCTGCCGATCCAGATCGTGACCGTGCAGCGCTGGAAGAAAGCGATGAGCGCGACGGCCGACAAGGATCTTTCACGCAAGCTCGCGATGTCAGCGTTCCCTGATTACACCAATCAGTTCAGCCGCAAGAAGGACGATGGCCGGGCCGAGGCGGCGTTGATCGCGCTCTACGCATACCGGGTTGAACGCGCACCGACACCCAGCTAAGACTGCGTTATCGCCCCTCCCGAACCGGCTCAGTTCGCAAAGGCGGTATCCTCTGTGAGTGCAGGACAAGGGTGGCCTCGGCAGCAATGCCGGGGCCATTCTTCTTGCGCGCCGCGAGATCTCGGTGCAGGCAGGGATCTTGGTGACGGGGTCAGGTCGGGAGCAGCAACGTGACAGAGCTTCGTGGCGGTAGAGCACAGCAAGGACGATCATCCGGCTCGCGCACGCTCATGAGGGACTTCTCGGGCGCTCTCGACCGCCTTGGCTCGATGATCGGCGAGAACATTCGCGGCAACCAACAGCGCGAACAGCGTGCGCGCCAACAGCGCGAACCGCGCAGCCCCGAGCGTCAACGTCAGTATATCTCCGGCGACGCGCAGCGCAGCGACGTTACGCGCGCCAACGACACCGCAGCATTCATGCGCCGCTCTGTTCCTGGCGGAATGCCGGGCGGATCTCGCGCGATGCGCGCGCCAACGCAGGCGCACCTCGCGTACAACGACATGCTGCAGGCCGTGGACACAGTAGGGCAAGCAAACGTTGCCGACGCTCAGGCGCGAGACGCGGCGGTGACCGAACAGAACCCTATCGGTCCCGGCGCAGAGCTGACGCGCGGCCAAGGCCCAGGCCGACGCGGTGTGATGGAGCGTCCGTTCGTCGTGCGCGTTGACGGCCAAGACGTTGCGGTCAGTGATCAACAGCGCACTGTGTTGAGCGAGTACATCCGCGAGCACCCGCGTGCATTCCCGACATTCGCTGACTGGTACAATGCGATCTCAACCATCGACGGCAACGAGCCGGATCAGCTCAGCGTCGAGAGCATCGCGATGGCGCGGCGTCAGTGGGACAACCCAGAGCAAGGCGGTCCTAGCCGTGGACTTGAGCCGCCAGATGCGACGTTCACGCTAGATCCGAACTACGTTCGGATGCGCGGCGATGTGAACTACGGCGCTGAATACAACTATCGCAACATCGACATGGGCATTGATCCTGAAACGGGGCAGCGCCGCATTGTCGGTCAGCGCACGAGTGCTGTGCGTGGCCCGCAAGGCCCGGCACCTGACGCGCCAGCGAGTGCGCGGCGGCCGATCACACCGGAAGAGCGCTTGACGGCCGAGAGTGAGTTGATGCGCATCATGAACCGCAATCGCGCCGAGAGCGGTCGCGGCCGGTCGCGCACCATCCAGCGTGCAGCCAACACGGATCCGAACACGCGCACGCCCATCCTTGAGCTGCCGCGCCAGATCGCGGAGACCGTGATCGCGCGTTCGCGTTTGGCCGATGACGTGCGAGATCTGCGTCGTCAGGCGCAGGATAGTGCGCCCGGCACGAAGGCAGCGGACAAGGGCTTGCAGAAGAACGGCACGCTCATGACGCCGCAAGACGTGGTGGCCGAACAGGTTGCGCGTGATCAGAACAACAACGCAGTTAACGGCATCGACCTCGGCAACGGCCGTCAACAGGTCGATCCGTTTTCGCGCGAGCCGATCTTACCGATCCAGCCGCCACAGGAAGGTCAGAGTAATGGCTCGCGAACGATTGATCGATTGCGCCGCGCTGGAACTGTTGGCGGTGTCGAGCTTCAGCCTACGCAGAACGGCGTGCGCGGGCGCGTTAGGTTCTAGTGTCGTCTTCGCAAAGAGCGACGCTCACATCCCAACCGGCGGCTATGGCGTCGAGGCGGAGAACGTCGCGCCAAGCGGCACACTCGTCGTAAGTCTCAAACCGTTCTATCGGTGCCTCGACGTAGACGAGACGTAGATCGCCACCGGCGACGGGCAGCATGATGACGAACCACAGCGTGAACATGGATCCTCTATGAGCATTCTCAGTCCAGCCGGAAAGAGCGTTCGCCTCGGCGCACAAACGTTTCAGCCGCTAGGATCCTGGCCGGTGACGCAGACAAGCGGCGGTCGTGGCTCGACTGGCACGGCTCAGCCGGTCGTCACGGTGCCGACCAATGTGCAGGGCTACTACACGAAGCGCGTCAGCACTGCGCCGCCGCAGCAGAGCGATCAGCGCGAGGACGCGGTGCCGCGCCCAGGCAAGCAAGTGAACTAAAGCTTGACCTTGTCGCAAAACCCGAGGCAGGGATAACGCATGAGCAAACTCCCTGTCGTCGTTCCGGTATCAGACGCGCGCCGCGAGGCGGCGCTGCGCGCTGCGCAGGAAGAGCGCGAGCGGATCCGCGACGAGGCCAGAGCCGAGGGCGTGAAGATCGGCGAGCGTCACAAGGCAGCGGCCTACGCACTCGCTGGCGCTATCGCGGGAGCGCTACTGATGGGCGCTTACACGAGCATCGTGGTCGAGCGCGGGATGTTCAATGCAGGCGCTGTCGCTGATCGCATCGTCGCTCGCACTGTGGATCCTACGCTGCCAGCCAGACCATCCGAGGACATGGCCGAAGAGTACATTCGCAACACCGAGCAGGCGCGTCAGGAAGCGTGCCGCGAAGGCATTCGCGATCCGCGCACCGGTCTGTGTCCGCGCGAGCCGGGCAACCGATGATCCGCCGCCTTCTCATCGCAACCGGCAACCTCATCTTGATGGCCGTGATCGTGTGGTCGCTGTGGCCGTTGCTGTTCATCTTCGCCAATGATGGCGTGAGGCCGTAGGAGACGACCGATGCGAGTAGAGATCTACCACCCAAATGGCGACATGAGCGTCGCCAATGTCGAAGAGACCAGTGACGCCGCGAGTGCGGTGCGTTACTCGTTCAACCCAAGCGGCCTCGCGCGCGTGACGCGCATCAAGTCGCTCGCTGCCGCGCTCGCGTCTGAGCTGATGGCCGGTCGCAACGAAGAGCCGCACGCTGGTCGTGAATACTCGGTGGCAATCACCAACCTTCAGCAGGCGTCTATGTGGGGCGTGTTCGCTGCCACGGCACCGGCTCCGGTCGTCACGCCACCGGCCGAAGACCCGCCAGCCGATCCACCGGCAGAACCGCAAGCGTAGACAACCGCTCGCGAGTAATGCACAGACAAGAGATCAGCACGCGACGCGCTGCGAGACGTCGCCAGTAAGGAGACCTTGCATGGCCAAGAAAGCAACGAAGAAGGCGGTGAAGAAAACCGCCAAGAAGACCGCGACGAAGAAAGCTGCCGCCAAGCGCTAGTCGTCGCCAGACTACCCTAGTTCGATACCCCCAGCGGGCCGCATCTCACAACTGGGGTGCGGCTCGTTTCGTCAGAGGAGCATGACCAATGCAGAACCCAACGCCAGATCCGCAGCCAGCAAGTGGGCCAACGTGGAAGATCCCGGTGATCCTCACCGACATGAAAAAGCGAGCCGATGATATCGGTGGCGAGATCAAGCAGGCCGACGCCAACATCGTCGCGGCGAAGAAGCGCCAGGAGGAGGTGCGCAATATGCAACGCATCGCTGACGCTGCTGTCGCGTCTGCAGTAGATATCGCCGCTGATCGGCGCGCCGAGCGCGATGCGCTTGCCGCAGCGATCTACTCGCACGTCAAAGGCTTGGGTGAAGCTCCGCCACAGGAGGCGAGCAATGCTGCCGACTGAAGATCACGTTAATGCGCTGCGCGAGATCCTCGCTGCAGGCAAGTCTGGCGACGAGACGCGCCTCGCTGCTGCGCTCGGCAACGCTGAGCTGCTTCTCGACGGCGGTCAGAAGGATGAGGATGGTGAGCGCACGCTTAGCGTAATGGAGCGCGGCATCGGCGGTGGCGACGACATCGAGACGATGGTCGGCAGCACTGATGATGGCTACGTCATCCTGCGCTTCAGCAAGCTCGTGCAGTGGGTGCGCTACGATCCGATGACAGTGCTCGCGATCACTGCAGCGATCATCTCGGCTGCAGGATCTGCACGCAAGATCTGGACGCCACCGAAGAAGAAGCTCGTGCTGCCGGGCTTGCCGGGAGGGAGTTGATGGTACGGCCAACGATTTACACCGAGGCGCTAGGTAGTGCGATCCTCGAAAAGTTTGCCGGTGGCGCTACGATCTTGCAGATCTGCGAGAGCGAGGACATGCCTCACCGCGCTTCGGTGTATCGTTGGATCGCCAGCGACAAATCGGAGTACGCAGGGTTCCAGGCCGAGTATCGCATTGCTGAGAAGGCGCACGCGCTCGCCTTGGCTGACGAGACGCTGGAAATCTCTGACGACACCAGCAACGACACCATCACCAAGACGACCAAGGGTGGTGACGACTACGAAGCGCCGAACAACGAATGGATCACGCGCTCACGATTGCGCGTTGAGACGCGTTTCAAATTGATGGCCAAGCGCGCGCCGTCGATGTTTGGCGAAGCGATGCAGCTCAGCGGCCCAGGCGGCGCGCCGATCCAAATCACAGATCCAAACGGTCGCGACGTTGCGCGCCGCGTCGCGCTCGTCCTGGCTATGGGCCTAGTCAACGCGCAACAAAGCGAAGCTCCGATGCTGGAGCACGAGGCACCAGATGCAGCTCAATGACGTACTGAAAGCCTACGGTGCTCTGCCTGAAGAGCAGCAAAAAGAAATCACGCAGGCGGTTCAGGATCAGACCAAAGAATTTAAGTGGGTGCCGAACCCAGGCCCGCAGCTGATGGCGTATCTCAGCGAGGCCGACGAGCTGTTCTACGGCGGCGCAGCTGGCGGCGGCAAAAGCGATCTCATCCTCGGTGTTGCACTCAACGTCGCGACCACGTCGCGCATCTTCCGTCGCCAGTTCAAAGATTTCTACGGCGTCGGCGGTCTCGCGCCGCGCCTCGCCGAGATCCTCGGAACGTGGGCTGGCTTCCACAAGCAAGCGCACCTGTGGCGCAGGCCGAACGGCAGAGAGCTTGAGTTCGCAGCGTTCAGCAACGCAACCGAAGCTGAAGCCTATCAAGGCCGACCGGCCGACTACTATGCGTTCGATGAGATCACGCAGTTCGAAGAGCAGCTCGTGCGCTTTCTCATGACGTGGAACCGATCAACGAAGAACGGTCAACGCACGCGCATGATCTGCACTGGCAACCCGCCGGTCACTGCCGAAGGCCGATGGGTGATCAAGTATTGGGGTCCGTGGCTGGATCCGCAGCACCCGATGTTTCCCGTTCCCCCTGGTGAGTTGCGCTGGGTGACGACGATCAACGGTGAAGACGTTTGGTCCAACGCGCCCGGCTACGTCGAGGTGAATGGCGAGCAAGTGAAGCTGCGCTCGCGCACGTTCATTCCTGCGAAGCTCAGCGACAATCCTGATCTCATCGAGCGTGACGACTATCGCGCGACGCTCGCTGCGCTGCCTGAGCCGTATCGCTCTGCGTTCAGAGACGGAAACTTCGGCGCTGGCCTGCAGGATCACGAGTGGCAAGTGATCCCCACCGAATGGATCCTGAAGGCGCAGCAGCGCTGGGAGATCCGACAGCACATGAACCTTGGAGTGATGACGGCTATGGGCGTCGATATCGCTCAAGGCGGTCCAGACAAAACGGTGCTCTCTCCTCTTTACAACACGTTCTTCACCAAGCTCATTCGCGAGAAGGGTGTGAACACAAAGAACGGCGCTGACGTTGCTGCGCTCGTGATCAGAAACGTCACTGATGGCGCAGTGATCAATGTAGACTGCGGCGGTGGTTGGGGCGGCTCAGCGTTCGAACATCTCGACAGCAACGGCGCGAATGTACAGGCGTGCATCGGCGCATCCGGCACGCAGCGCCGTGATCGCAGTGGCAAGTTCACGTTCAAGAACAAACGCGCCGAGTGGTGGTGGAGCTTGCGCGAAGCGCTGGATCCAGAGACCGGCGACAACATTGCACTGCCTCCTGATGGAGATCTACTCGCGGATCTCACGAGCGTGCGCCGCAAGCCGACAGAGACTGCGGCGGTGATCCAGATCGAGGACAAGGAAGAGATCAAGAAGCGCATCGGCCGCTCGCCTGACGATGGCGACGCGGTCGTTCTGGCGTGGGCAACGGCGGATCCAGATCTGCGTCGCGAGCGCAAATCGACGCAGCGTCGTCGCTCGCCTGAGCGCCAGCGTCGGCCGCAAGTGAGCACTGGATACGACCGCGCCAAAGAGAAATTCCATAAGCGTCGCGGCTAAAGACGGTAGCCGGGCAGCATCAGGCTCTCGACGTGGCGGATTTTGCCGGGCAGTAGCTAACGATCTCGTGCGGGGATGGAACGATGAAGAAGCCGAAGATGCCTGCGATCAGCACTGCTGAACGCATCACACCGATGCCGGATGTGGGCGGCGCTCAGCAGCAGCAGTCAAAGTTCGATGCGCTGAAGACGCTCATGAACCGACGCGGCCGGTCATCGACGCTGATGACGTTCTACAAGAAGCGGAGCACCGACAACATCTCCGGTCGTTTGTCCGATGTGCCTGATGGCGGGCGTCAAGGCACTGATCTGATCCGAGGCCAATAATGGCAGCGCAGTCGTACTCGCACACAATGCGCAATGCGCTCGCGCGCCCGCGCGCCGCGATGCACAAATGGACCGTCGAGGACATGCTCCTCCGCGCGCGCAAGGCATTCTCAAATAACGATGGCATGAACCGGCTGTGCCAAGCCATCGCTGAGTATTTCTATCCAGAGCGCGCAGACTTCATCACGACGAACACTCCCGGTGAAGAGCGCTACTACGAGATCTTCGATGAAGAGCCGATGCTGCTCCGTCGAAATCTCGCTAACCAGATTGGTGCGTTGATCCGCCCGCGCGGACGCGAGTGGTTCAAGTGCCGCGCGAAGCCGGGCCATCTCAACAAGGTGGACACTGTCCGTATCTGGTGCGAGCAAGTCACTAAGATTACGCGCGACGTGATCTACTCACCGACTGCAAATTTCACTGCGGCGATGACGGCCAGCGACAACGACTATGTCGCGTTCGGCGTTTCAATTGTGACGCACACCTACAACAGCAATCGCACCGGCCTGCTTTTCAACGTGCTGCACCCGCGCGACTGCGCTTGGTACAAAAACGTCGATGGCCAGATCGATGAGTTCTACGAGAAGCTCAAGCACTCACTGCTGCAGCTTGACCAGATGGGCCTCACGCTGCCGAAGGATTTGCGTGAAGAGCTGACGAAAGATCCGCATCGCGAGATCGAGATCATCCGCTGCGTCTACCCTGTGAAATACTATCAGGGCAGCGACATGCCGCGCGAGGCCAAGTACGCGGTGATGTACGTCTCGCCCGCTTACAACGAAGAGCTGAAGCCGAAGAGTAACGTGCAGCCGTATTTCCGCACCTTCCCGTACTGGGTGCGTGAGTGGATGAACGTCAGCGGCGAGCCGCGCGGTCGCAGCCCATGCACGAGCGTTGCGTTGGCGACGGCGCGCGGTCTCAACCAGACTGCGCTCTCGATCATCGAAGGTCTGGAGAAGCTCGTGTCTCCGCCGCTTATCGCGCCTGATGACGGCATTGCCGGTGAGGTGCAGCTGCGGTCGAACGGCATCACGTTCTATGATCCGACTATCGAGTACGGATCTCGCTCTCCCATCGAAGCGCTGCCGGTCGGCCGTCCCGATTTCGGCATGGCCTACGCAGAAGACCGCAAGCAATTCCTTGCGCGCGCCTTCCTGCAGAACATCATCAATTTCCCACAAGTCACGAAAGAGATGACGGCCTACGAGGCTGGTCGCTTGTGGGAGCAGTACATGCGCGACGCGGCTCCAGTGTTTGAGCCGATGGAAGCCGACAACGGTCGCCTGATGGAGCCGGTGTTTGAGCGCATCTACGACGCTGAAGGACCGAACAAGAGCGGTGCATACCCTCCGCCGCCTGAAGAGATGTGGGAGGCTGAAGCGAACTTTGAGTTCGAAACGCCGCTCACTGCGGCCTATGCGCGCATCGAGTTCGAAAAGGCGATGGAGGTCACGCAGTACATGGCAGCGCGCGTGCAGCTCAATCCTGGCGTTGTCGATCTCGTTGATCACGACGCGATGGACCGCGCTGCGATCATCGCCATCGCGCCGCAGTCGTGGGTTCGCAACGAGGATGATGTCGAGCGCGAGCGTGCAGCTCAAGAAGAGCAGGCGCAGCAAGTCATGGCCGCGAATGCTGCTATCCAGAAGGGCGCGGCCGAGAATGGAATGGATCCGAGTAAAGCGCCGCAGCTACCGGGAACGCGCGCGCCGATAGTGGAGGCAATGCGTGGCGGAGCCTAAGACCCCAGCAAGAGCAAGACGCGTAATCACGCCAGACAATTCCATCGACGCGACGTTGAAATTTCTTGGAGCGAAGACGCCAACGGTCGATGACATTGCGGCGATCAGAGCGCTCACGCGCGGCACCGCAGATCCTGGCCAGCAGCGACGCGCCGTCACTTACATCATGGGCCAACTCTGCAACATCGGCGGAGTGACCTTCACTGGCGAGAACACGCACACCGGCGCATTCCGCGCTGGTGCTCAGGCTGTTGGAGCAACGATAGCGATGATCGCGGACGCAGTGATGCTGCGCTTTCCGGTCGAAGAGGAGAAGACCAATGAGACGAAATCTGTTTAACACGAGCGCGCTGATCGAGCGCCTCTCTGGCATCTGCTTCGGCGACAACGATGGCGGCGAAGGCGGTGGTGGATCCACACTCTCACCGCCGGTCTCGCCACCGGCTGCGCCGCCTCCTCCCCCGCCACCGATCCTGCCGCCTCCTGTTGCGCCGCCAGCGCCGCCGGTCTCGCCACCAGCAGCTCCTCCGCCTCCACCGGCTGCGGCCGACGACTGGCGCACAAAGTTCGGCGCTGATCGCGCCGACGCGCTGAAGGCTTTCGAAACCGAGGACGCGATGTTCGCGCGCCTCAACGCGCCGACAGGCGACTGGGAGAGCTTCAAGAAAGCGATGGCCGGTGACGACGCCAAAGCGATGGAGTTCTTGAACCGCTTCGCCGACCCGCAGCAGGCGTTCAAAGCGTGGCAGAGCGCGCAGACGAAATTGACCGAAGGCGGCAAGGTCAAAATCCCTGACGCGAACTCAACACCTGAAGAGGTCGCGGCCTACAACAAAGCCATCGGCCTGCCGGAAAAAGTCGAGGACTATAAGATCACCGCGACACCGCCGGATGGTTACGAGGTCACCGACTATGACAAGTCGGCGCTGTCGAATATCACAACGCAAGTTCACGCGGCGCTCGCGAAGGGCGCAAAGCCGAATGACATCGTGAACTTCGCGCACCGGCTCTACTACGAGATGAGCGCCGACGCCGCGACGAAAAGCGAAGAACTCGCTGCGGATCTCGCGCTCGATACTGAAAAGAAAATGCGCAGCCTGTGGGGTGATGCCGAGTACGACAACAAGATCGCGCTCGGTATCGCTGGCGCTCAGCGTTTCTTCCCGACGCAAGACCAAGCTGAGTTCGAAAAGTTCATGGGCCTAAAACTTGAGACCGGCCACGCGCTCTTCGATCACCCCATCGTGCAACAGATGTTTGCGCAGATCGGCTTGCAACACGTCGAGGATCCGTACTTCCTCGCGGCTGCAAAAGGCCGCACGGACTTCGATCCGGCCAAGCGCATTGCCGAGATCCAGAAGATGCGCACCGGCACCGGCGCCGAGCAAAAGCAGTACGCTGAACTGTCGAAGCCCGGCGGCGAGCTGGAAAAATTGATGGCGGGGGTTGAAAGAAACAAAGCTCGCTAATAGGGAAAGATCAGGAGTGCGTTAAAGCGCACTCGGACGGCGGTGCGGGAGGCGATCCCCGCACCGACCAGTCCCAGCAGACAACCGCTTTGTCGATCTGCAGCTTGAGCCACGAGGCTCTGCCAGCGATCTCGCTCCGCGAGACAACCGATGTGCAGCCAGTATCGCCATTCTTCAAAAATGAACCGCGCACTGCGCGATCCATAAGGATGGAAAGATGTCTGTCTCCACGGTCGAAGCGACCTTCCGCACGCTTTACAACGACGAGTTCAAGTTCGATTTCGAACGCGACGTCGCAAAACTCCGCCTCGGTGTCCGCTCTGACGGCCTGAAGCGCGGCGATACAATCAAATGGGACGTTGTCGATCCTGGCGACACCGCGAACACGCGTGGTCGTAACGGCTCGATCCCGATCTCTGAACTTGGCCTCAGCCAAGTTACGGCGTCGCCCGCCGAGGTCTTCAAAAAGTATCGCATCGACAGCTGGGATGAGTTCCGGGGCAACCCGAACGTCCGCGCTGCGATGTCGAAGCGCGGCATTGCCACGATCAACCGCAACATCGATCAGGTGATCATCGACGCGATGGACGCGTCGGCCACCGACATCACCGCGTCGCAAGACGGCGCGTCGAACCAAGCCGTCTCGCTGTCCACGCTCGCGCGCGTGAACAACTGGATGAGCTTCCTGTTGCTCAACGATGTGCCGTTCGGTGATGGCGACATCTTCGCGGTGATCTCGGTCAAGGCAGCGCTGCAGATCCAGCGCATCGCTGAGATCAAGAGCGTCGATTACGTTGACATGAAGATCATGGCCGACGCGCCTGCGACGAAGGTCATGCGCTGGCAGGGCGTCAACTGGATCCCGCACAACGGCTTGACCGGCAAAGGCACGGCCGCGTGCAAGATGTATATGTGGCACAAGTCGGCGCTCGGTCACCAGATCAGCGGCGAACCGGAAAGCCACCCGTACTACTACGAGCCGGAAGACCGGTTCGAATGCTGGTACAAGGTCGCCCACGTCGCGAAGACCATTCTCTCTCGCGGCATCGTTCGGTTCTATCACGACGACACGCTTGCGCTGACTGCGTAATCGAGCGTCACGAACGAACCTGAAGATAACGAAGAAGGGAAATTTCAAATGGCTTACGCTTCGGCGCACCTCCGCAAGGTGCTTAATTTCGGTGGCAAGGTCGGCGGCTCGATGTTCGTCTACGACACGCCAGACGCGGTCGCGACGGTCTATGCTGCGGGCTACATCACCGATGCTGGCTCGAAAGGTATGCGCAAAGGCGACCTCGTGCTGCACCGGCGCTGGACGACTGCCGTTCCGGCGGCAGACAGCGAAGTGAAGACTGCGGCCGGTTCGGCCAACATCTTCCTCGGCATGACGTGGATGGTCGTCATGGGCCTCACGGCCTCTGGCAACGAGTACACGGCCGACCTCTCTGACGGTACGGCGGTGTCGGTCACGAACACCTAAACCTAGCCAGACGGCTGGTTCAGTGGCAAAGGCGATGGGGCTGGGGAAACTCAGCCCCATTTGCTTTAGGAGAAATTCATGACTGACACAGGCGTCCAAGCGCCGCGACGCGAGAGAGTTGCGCCGCAGATCGAGCAACCGGTAAATCGCCCGATCCAGCGTTGCCCGAAGAGTTCTGTTTACCTTGAGCACGAAAGCGTTTCGCCCGGCGGTCGCGGCATCTGGTACGCGCGCGTGCCTCACGAGCACACCATCGAAGACGTGCTCAATCCGAATTATTTCGGCGGGCTGCAACTCTCATACGGCGGGCTGAAGGCTGGCGACATCATCGACATCGAACCTGAGAGCGCGACGTGGCGCACGCAAGTTCGGGTGATGGCGGTGATCCCGGCGGTCTCGCAGATCCGCGTGCGTGAAGCGGCGAACATGCGTCAGAGTTATTTCGTGAAAGCGCCTGACGGCTACAAGTTCGAATGGCGCGGCGGCACTGCGCTGTGGACCGTCACCAGATCCGACACTGACGCTGTCGTCGCTGGTGGCTTCTCGTCTCAAGACGAAGCTCACGCGCACGTCGCCAGCATCTCGTAAAGCATAGGGGGAGACGATGGCTACCAAGGTAGGTGTTCTGAACTCAGCGCTCGCGTTGATCGGTCAACCTCCGTCAACGGGACCGGCAGACCAGTCTAAGTGGGTCAAGCGCATGGTCTCCCTCTACCCTTCCGTGGTGAAGAAGCTGCTTGAGCGTCACCCCTGGAAGTTTGCTCGTGTGATGGAGCAGCTGCAGAAGCTGCCGACATCAACCGGCGGGAGATCCTACTCCCACAATAAACCGGCAAAGTGCTTGAAGATCTGCTTCATCAATAACACCGGCGATGACGGTGACGATGAATGGCACGAGTACGACACGGCCGATGGCAAGATCCATTCCGATTTCGAGACGCTCTATATGTGGTTCGTCTCGTCGGACTACTTGATCAAAGAAGGCTCGTGGCCTGAAACATTCGCCGACGCGGTCTCGGCCGAACTTGCGTTCATGGTGCTGCCGGTATCGTCGCGAGATCGCGGCATGCGCGCCGACGCAAAGACGCACGCGAAGGACACCCTGAAGACGGCCAAGAGCACTGACGCCGCAGAGAAACCCTACAGGAAGAACCCGCGCGGCACCTGGGCGAAAGCTCGGTATCGCGGCGCTAGATACAGGACTGACGGCTGATGGCGAACGCGGCGATCACGAGCTTCTCTGGCGGTGAGATCGGCAAAGAGGCGCTGGCGCGCGTTGAGCTGGATCTCTACCCAAGCACCGCAGAGGTGATGGAAAACTTCTGGCCGGGCATGCGCGGCTCGATGAGCAAGGTCGTCGGCTCGAAATACATCGGCGCTCTCGCCTCAACCACTGCGATCCTTCGACCGTTCGCGTTCAGCGTCAGTCAGAAGCGCGTGATGGAGTTCGTGAATGGCGAGATTAAATTTGTTGACGATGATGAGTACGTCACGCTCGTTGGTGGCGCGGCTACGGTCGGCACTCCTGCAGATAACACATCGACCGGCGGGTCTTCGATTTCCGTTTCTGGCGTCGATGTTACATTCACGGCCACTGCCGGATCCGAGGCTAAGGCGAAGATCCCTATCACCAGCGGTGAACTCACGCAGACTACGTTCAGGTTCACTATAGAGCGACGCCAACTAAAACTCAGCGTCGGCACCACGTCTGGCAACGCTGACATTTTGAGCGAGATCACGCTCGATCCTGGCGAGCACACAATCACTGTCCTGCCTACAGCGACGAGCTACTACATCAATGTGAAGCTCGACACGCAGGGCAAAGCGAAGATGCTTGGCATCGAGCGCTTGGCTGCTGGCGTTTTGGCGATCCCCACCCCGTATGACGAGAGCGAGCTTCGCAGCTTGCGCTTTCGTCAGTCAAACGATGTGGTGTTTATTTATCACCCGTCGCACCGCACGCGCGTGCTTGAACGTCGCGGCGACACATCATGGTCCCTGCGTTTGTTCAGACCGACGAATGGTCCGTTTGAAACGATGAACTTGACGACCGTGACGCTCACGCCCAGCGCCACGGCCGGTAGCGTGAACATCTCAGCTAATCGAGACATCTTCACTGCCGACAGCGTCGGTCAGCTCTTTGAGTTGGTTCATCAGGGGCAGCGCGAAGAACTTGACGCGACGGCCGTCGACCAGACCACAGATCCGGTTCGGATCTTCGGCATCGAAACCAACAGAACATTCAGCGTCGTCGTTGAAGGCACGTTTGTCGGAACGGTGAAGCTGCAGCGATCATACGGCAACACGGTCGACTGGACTGATTACCTTGCCTACACAGCGCCGACGACGACCACGGTCAATGACGAGCTGGACAATCAGATCGTCTATTATCGCTTCATTTGCTCGGCTTACACGAGCGGCACTATCGAATGCTCCATTGGGTACGCGGGCGGCGTCACCACCGGGCGGTGCGAGATCGTTGAGTACACCAGCCCGGCGCTCGTTGTTGCCGAGGTCTTTGAGAACTTCGGCGCAGCGACGGCAACCACGCAGTGGAGTGAAGGCTCTTGGTCTGAAACGAGTGGCTGGCCGAGCGCTGGATTGATCGAGGATGCGCGCCACTGGCTCGTGCGAGATGACCGCGTCTTCGTCAGCGGCACCGACGACTACGACAATCAAGAACTGTCGTCTGATTTGTCGGGCGCAATTGCGCGCACGATTGGCGTTGGAGAAACCAGCACCCCGTACTGGATTGAGATGGCGTCGCGCATCGTCGTCGGAACTGAAGGCGGAGAGATCGAGGTCGGCAGTAACAACCTTGAAGACACGGTGACGTGGCAGAACATCAAAGCAAGATCTGCGGGCGACGAAGGATCCGCTGACGTTCAAGCTGTGAAGGCGGGCAATCGCATCGCTTACATCGATAGCGCGCGCACTCGACTGCTTCAGGCGTATCTAGATGCTGACACCGGCAAGACAGAGGTCGATGACCTTTCCCGCCTTCACGAGAAAATTGCCGGTGAGGTCGAGCAGGACAGCGGCGAAGGCTTTATTGAAATCGCGTATCAGCGCAAACCAGAGAAGCGTTTGTGGGCGCTGAGATCTGACGGACAGATTGCGGTCATGCTCTACATCCCGCGCGAAGGTGTGTACGGATGGGCGCGTCTCGTTGCCGCGAACGGCGGCAAGTACAAGAGCTTTTGCATCGTTCCAGGCAAACCAGAGGATCGCGTGCATGCTCTGGTCGAGCGCGTTATCGATGGCGAGACTGTCCTCTATCACGAGCAATTTGCGCTCAACCGTTTTCCGATTGTTGTCGATGGTGACATGCGTAGCGCTCCCAAGGCTTGGCGCTTGCAGTGTGCGCTCGAAAGCGAAGGAGATCCTACCGACACGTTCAGCGGTCTCGATCACCTTGAAGGTGAGACTGTTGCCGTGTGGGGCGACGGCAGGGACTGTGGTCGTTACGTTGTGACCAGCGGCTCGATCACAATATCGCAGACGGTTAGCTACGCGATCATTGGTCTGGTCTACGACGCGTTTTGGAAATCGTCGCGCCTCGGTCGCGTGAACGGCTTAACGCAGGACAAGCAAGTCGGACGCATCGGCGTCATCGTTCACGACACGCCAACCGGCGTTGTCCGTTGGGGAAGAGACTTCGACAACTCGACCGATAAAGCGGTCGAAGAATTTTTTGATGGCTCGATCATGGATCAACCGGCGCTGCTCACCACGAGCGACGTCAATCAGCCGTTCGAAGGCGAGATGGGCATCGACGCTCGCGTGTGCCTCACGTCTTCAAACCCAGCTCCGGTCACGATCCTTGCTGTCGTTCCGAACGTTGACTTGCAGAGCTGGTAATGCGCGTCACTTTTTCCGTGATGACCAATGCGGATCTGATCGAGGCGTGGCGTGCCGGGATGATCATGGACGATTGGACCGAGGCTCGGCTGCATTTCTTACCGCAAATTGGCTACATCGCGCGCGATGACAGCGGAAAGATCCAAGGCGTGGGTTGCGTTGCATGGATCGGCCGAGGCAAGAGCGGTAAGGCGGTCGGGGCGTTCTCGATTACAGACGAGTTCAGGCAGGAGCGGGCGGCGAGGCTGGTGTTGCGTCGAGCTATCGAGGTGATCGAGCTGGCGCTTCTGACGACACCAAAGATCTTCGCGATGCCGGATCCTGACATCGACAAGTCTCAACCGTTCATGCGGCGGCTAGGCTTCGTTGAAGAAGGCAGGGAGTGGGTTCGTTATGCAAGCAATCCCGATGATCGTGTCGGCAGCGACGGCGGTGGGATCGTTCGCTCTGACGCGATATCAAACGCAGATGGAAATGGCGGTCGCTCGCCAGCAGGCTGAAGAGCTTCGCATTTCGGCGCAGCAAGAGCGCGCGGCGTCGCACATTGAAGCGGCGCGCAAGCGCCAAGAAAATCAATTCAAACTCGGCGAGCAGCGTGCTGCTCTCGGTGGCAGCGGGTTCACGCTTGATGATGCCACGGCCGCGAACATCATCGGCAATAGCGCCGCAGAGGCTACGCTGTCCGAGCGGCTCATCCTGGCGCAAGGCGATCAACGCGCGCGCAACATGGAAGCGCAAGCCAGGAACACGCTGTGGGGCGGCAAGATGGCGAAGAAGGCTGGCAACCTTAGTGCCATCGTTGGCCTCGGCAAGGATGCTGTCGGCTGGTTCGACAACTACGGCAGCGGCATCGTCAACGGCACTGGCGGTGGTGGCGGCTCGCGCCCGTCGAGTGGTGGAAGATAATCGATGCGTATCAGAGCGCCTGAAGAGTTCGCTGACGGCAGCGTTCAAAATAACTTTCGGCCGACATCAGTCGATGTCGGCGCGGCCACGTCTCTGGTTCGCGAGGCTCGCACGAGCTTGCGCGAGATCGGTCAGATAGTTGACACCGCGCACGACAATGCCATGCGCTCGCAGGCGCTTGCCGACAGTGTCGAATACGAAACTCGTCTCACGGCGCTTCGCGCCGAGATGGATAATGAGCCACCGCCGGATGGGACAGATGAGGCGGACTGGGCAAGAACTTACCCTCAGCGTTGGATGCAGCGATCAACGACGATCCGAGACGATGTTTCTCGGCGTCGCGGTCGGCGCTCAAACGCGTACCTCCGTTATTTCGATGAGCGCGCAAACCAGATCACTGGCCGCGAACAGCAGTCAGCAATCGAGCGTGGGCAAGCGCAGATCGTCGACCAGGACCGTGCCGCCGGGGTAGAGATCTTAGCCACCTACGCCGCTCAAGCGACAAATCCAGATCTCGCTGAAAATCCGCCCGAAGGTTCGGATCCCCAAAATCCTCCTCCGTCCAGATCTGGATATGAGCAGCAGTACATTAATTACGCGCGCGAGATGGCACGTCGCGGAACGTGGTCATATCAGTTCGCGGCTGAGCGCATTACGCAACTGCAGAGCGAACGCCGCACGTTCCTAGAAACCGAAGGCCGGTTTCAACGTGCGCGCGAAGCTGCCGATCGCGTGCGTGATCAATTCCCTGATGATGTCGATCAGCAGATTGAGGCTTTGTCGGAAATCGAAAACGCTCGTGAGCGCGAGCAGGCTATTAACTTTGCGATGTCTGACAGCTCTCGCGATCAGGCGGCGCGCCAAGCCGAGGTTCTTGGCGCTCGTTCGCGTGTTGAGGTTCTGATCAACCGGCACGGCGCATCGTGGCAGCGCTACGCTCAACCCGAGGACATCGCGCGGATCCAGGCAGATCCTGGCGGCATGGCGCAGATCGATGCACAGCTCGATGCGCTGTTGGATCCGACAGGATCCACGGCGGCGACGCGCGGAGTTAATAGTGCGCGGCTTAGGGTGTTGCTTGAGGACTTTGGTAACGCGCCGAACTTTGTTGACCCAGATACTGGGGAGGCGATTGGCGTCGGCCAGCTGTTCATGGGTATGAACTTGGATGCCCCCTTATCAGCTCGTGATGTTGATGCGCTTAACAGGGCTGGCCTGATGGCCGTTCAGGAGGGCGATGTCCTTTCGTCTGTGCTTACGCGTGAGGACTACAGCGCCATCAGCGATCTTCAAAGACAACGAAGATCGGGCGTCGCACCAAATGGCGATCTCGTTGTTTCGCGCGAGGTCAACGATATCGTTGCGTATGTCACCGCTAACGGCCTTGCCGATTTCGGTTCAGAAGATGACTCGTCAACTCGACGCGCATGGCAAGCGCAGTTTCGTGCGTTTGTCGGGCAAATTGTTCGATCTGAATTTTCAGGAAATGGCGGAGCGCGCGACCTTTCCGAAAGGGAGATCGCGAACATCGCGCGTCAGGCTCTCAGTCGTACTGGAAACAATGGACGCGGGACCGACAGCACTCCGCTCTATCGTCGCAGAACCAGCAATAGAGTTCCGTACCAAGAAATCCCGAGAGGGATCCAGATGCGGCTTGAAGCTTCGATTAGAAACAATCCAAACTACGTTGGAATGACTGATGCTGAAATTCAGGATCAAGTCGTTCGCGCGTGGGCGCGTGAAAACTCCGAAATAGCGAGAAGTCAGTGACCGAAACGTACAATGATGTCGTCGATGAAGAAGCTCGCTTGCGCCGTGAGAGAGCTGCACCCCGCAGAGATGCCATCAGCGAAGAGGGTCACCGCGCGCTGAGCGCTATCGCGAGAAATCGCGAGGCTCTCAACGAGATCTCCCCCGAACTGCGTATGCCAGCTGCGCCTGCCTGGGTTCCGCACGATAGCCCAGCTCGTGAGCAGTATCGCGCCGATGTCGCGCGTTGGCAGATGCAGAGATCAAACGCTCTGCTGGCCCGCATAAATATATCCATGCCGGGCGGTATCGATCCTGAGCTATTAGCGCGTCGTCAGAGAAATGCCGAGCTGTACGGATCTTCAGCTCTATCGACGGATTTATCCGAAAGCGAACGCAACGCGAGGATCGTGAGCGCGTCGCCTCAGATGTCTGAGTTCTACGCTAACGAGACAAACGCCATCTTGGCTAGAGACGACGTGCGCCCGCTGTCGTTTTGGCAGATTATTGGCGATCTCTTCCGCATGAGTAACACGACCGGAGATATGTCCAGTCGAAGCGCTCGACGCCAAGCATTCAATCTTGCTGGCGGCGAAAACAATCGTGTCGCGCAAAACATTCAGCGTCACGTTGGTCGCGGCACCTACCAATCTGAAATGGCGAGCCGCTACGAAAGAGAAAACGTCGAAAGCGCCCTCGACACTGCAGCGTCAAACTCTGAAGGAGCACCGCTAACGCGGCGGTTAGGGAATTTTGTTTATCGAAACTCGCGCATGAGTGATGAGCACACTCCGCTCACCGCAGTCCAGCAGCAGGAATTGAATGCTTATCGTCACGACGAGATGATGGGTCTCATCGCTCACGCCGATATGGCTGACAATTTCGGCGGTTGGTTTCTCGAAAACATCGTGCCGACCGCGCAAGGTCTAGCCGAGATCCCGCGCGGTATCGGTCGCGGCGCTGGCATCGCCTGGGAGCGTGCCGCTCGAAACTGGGACATGGGCGATGGAGGAACGCCAGCCGACGCGATTGAACGGATATGGGCCGTCCTAAGCTTGGGACCGGACGTTGCCGTCAGCGGAACCATCGGAGCGTTTACGGGGCCAATCGCGTACACCTATCAGCAAGAAGCCGGGAACGCGTACGGTGAATTTACGCAGATGATGAACGACAACGGTGAGTTCATGGACCGGCGCATTGCCGGTGCCTACGCTCGCGACGTTGGCGCGATCAACTCGATCTTCGAAATCGTCGACCTGACGGTCGTCGGAAAATTCCTCGGCGCTGGGAAGCTCGCAGGGTTCATGGCTAGTGCCGGTGTGCGCAGCGCCTTCCGACGCTACGCATTGAACGAAGGTCTGCGCCGCATGGCGATCGGCGTTGTCGGCAGCGCGCTGTCTGAAGGCTCGACCGAAGCACTGCAGGAGACTAGCGTCGTGGCGCTGGGAGAAATGGCGCGCATGGCCGATAGCGGCGTGCTTGACATGCTGTCACCGGCTGAGGTTGGTCAGCGCCTCTTCGACGTAGTCGCGGCCAACAGTGGCCGGATCTTTGAGGCTGGCGTTGCCGGTGCGATCATTGGCGGTGGCATCGGTACGGTCGTGGCTCCAATCACGATTGGATCTCTGATCGAAGACGCTCGTGTCGGTGAGTATCAGCAAGAGATCTGGCGCTCGATTGAGACGCAGTCCGAAAGCAGCAAGCTGCGCGAGCGCGCGCCGGGCGTGTATCAGCGGCTAATCAGCAAGCTCGTTCAAGGAACGCCGCTTGAACAGATCGCGATCAACGTCGAAGATTTCATCGGCGCATTCCACCAAGACGTGGATATGGCGCGAGCGGCCGCGCGCGAGCTTGAAGGTGTCGGCGCTGAAGCATTCGATGAAGCTCAGAAGACCGGCGGCGACATCTTCATTCCTGCATCGACTATGTCGGCGCAGATCGCTGGCACCGCGCAATATCAGCACATCGCTGAACACTCAAAGCTGGGGCCTGACGTCGCTTCGCTTGCCGAGGTGAAGGCCCGGCTTGAACTTGGCGTTGACGTCGAGCGCGCAATCGAGGCCGGATCCAAACTGCAAGAACAGCTTCTAACGCTTGAAGAGGCTAAGGGACGCGTAGCTCAAGAGTTTAAAGATCGACTGCAGGGCAGCGAGACGTGGAGCCAACCAGAGTTCGTAGACGCGCTCACTGAGCTTCTCACTGAGGGCTATTTCACTATCGCCAAGGCTGCGGGGATGGATCCCGAGAAGATGCCGTCGATCCCGACGATCATCGGCCCGTTTGGGCAACGGGCCATGACACAGGCCGAGATCGACGCTGGCGGGTTCGCGACGCAGGAAATCGAAGATCTCTCCGGTGCTCGCGGCGCTACTGCGTTTGAGCGCAGTATCGATACGTTCATCACGGGGGCAAAGATCGCGTTCACCGAAACGCGAAACGAAAGCACAGCACCGCACGAGATCTTCGGCCACTATTTCCTTGAGTTGTTGCGCTTCGCTGCGGCGCAGGAGACCGCTACACCAATCTTGAAGCAGGACTGGCAAACGACGCTCGACTGGCTCGGTATGACGGACGAGCGTTGGGAAGCGGCTCTTCGGTTGCAGGACAAGAAAGAAGCTGCTCGCGTGCTTGCGCCTGCGCACGAGAAGTTCGCTCGCGCCGTCGAGGTCTATTTCCTTGAAGGGCGATCACCGACGCCGCGCCTGAAGCGCGTCTTCCGCATGTTTAAGGTGTGGATGGTTCGTGCGTTCAGCGTGACGAAGCGCATGGACGCGCAACAAGTCATCACGCACCCGCTCTACAAAGATCTCTTGGACGACCGGATCCGCCCGGTTCTCGACCGCATGTTCGCCTCGCAAGAGGCCGTCGCCGAGTACGCCGCGATGATGGGTAGCGACGAGATCATGACACGCGAGGAGTGGGGCGGTGTCGGCAACAAGCACGCTGACGCGTCCTACGAGCGCTACAAGAATGGCATCGTGGACGCGCGCCGCCGGGCCGAGGAAGCCATCGACGCGGCCGCTATCGCGGTCATCGTGAAGGAGAACATGCGCGAGCGTCGTCGGGCAGAAACGCGTGCTCGCAAGACGGTCGATGCCGAGATGGCTCAGGATCCAACGTGGATCGCGCACGACCTCATCACCGGCCGCTTCGAACTGCCGAACACTCCCGGTGTTCGCCTCAACTCGGCAATGGTGTTTCAGGAGTACGGCAAAGACACGCACGAAAGCATGCCGCGCGGATCCTTCGACATCGACACTGAAGGTCTGGTCGAGATGGCGATGGAGGCTCGCAGCGTTCGCGAGCCGACGCGCTTTGCTGCGCGTGTGCAGCAGCTCGGCATCCACGATCCGAGCGGACAGATCGAAGCGATCCAAGGAAACAAGAAGGGCCTGCGCAAAGCTGGCGAGGGGCGTTCCGTTTCTGAAGCTATCCAGACACTCTGGGATGAGGGTTGGTTTGGATCGCGCAACAACGCTGAAGAGTATTTCCAAGGCGGAGATCGTAACGCGGTCTCTGCAATCGCGCGCGACGGCACTCAAGTTTCAATCGTCGTGAACCCGACGAAGACGAAACTCATGCGCATGACGACGCCACCGCTGTGGGATCGTCAGAACCCTTGGAACTACGACGCACTGCGCTGGGTCAAAGACGATCAGGGACGCATGTGGGTCGCACCGGCGAAGCTGCTGCACGACGAGATGGTCGCCGCGCTTAAGGACGCTGGTGTTGAAATCACCGGCTGGCTCTACGAGGCCATGCCGCACGAGGGTCACGGCGCGAAAGTTGAGAATGGCCGGATCCGTCGCGATGGTGATCAACTGATCTTCGCTGGCAGTTCCAGCGAAACGTACATGCAGAGCGACAGTCCTGACGGAGGACAGCGTGCTGCTCCCGTGCGTCTTGGCCCGGCGACAGGCTTCTATGATGTGGGCGGGAAGCCGTTTAATGCGGATCGCGCCGCAGTGCGACGTCTAAACCGGCTGATGGATAGCAGCGGAGAGATTGAAGTCGAATTGCCGATCGCACGTCTAAACGCCACGCAAGAGACGGTGAATCCTGATTTTGCAGAGGCGGCGGCGCGGATGCGCGGTGACGGATACGACCTGCCGGCTGTGGTTAAGTACCAAGGCCGTTACTATGTCACGGACGGGCATCACCGCCTCGCGGCGCAGGCTGCGCAGGGGCAATCTAACGCCCGCGTGCGGCTGTTTGATTTGGACGGGGACACGCAGACATCGTTTCCGCTACTCGACAACAATCCCGCACCCGACGCGCCTAACGCAAGCACGGGCAATGCGTATCGCGAGCAATTGCGGTCTGAGGGCTTCGACGTCGAGACGCCGCTGTATCATGGCACGGGCCGC